GCATCGGTGTCATTGGCGGTAACGGGGATTTCGACCGCGCCTCGTGACTGACGCATAATGCGGCGAAGTTCTTGTTCCGCCTCGGCATCGTCCATCTGAACAGGGATTTGGATAGGATCGGGCGTTTGCTGGAAAGCCGCCCGCAATTCGGCTTCCGCGCCTTCCGTCTCCATGCGAACGGGAACAGTAATTTCCCCAACCCGCTCGGCTTCAGCGATGACTTCGCGGAGTTGAGTGACAACGGTATCCGTTATTACACCAACTGGAATACTGATGTTGTCCGGAAGTTCAGCCAGGAAACGGGCCACCTCTGCCGCCGCCGCTTCGGTGACGATCCCAAGCGACGCATCGAACGAGATACCGTCACCGAGGTTCTGTTCAACTTCGCGCTTGATACGGCTAACAAGATCCGCCGTTTCCTGGTCTATAGATGCGGCATCGAAACCAACGGGGATTTCAACTGAATCAGGCGTTGCCTGGAACGCTGCGCGCAACTCGGCTTCCGCGCCTGCCGTGTCCATACGCACGGGAACACTGACCACACCAAGCCGCTCGGCTTCGGCGAAGACCCGCTGTAGCTCGGCAATGACGGTATCAGTGACGAGACCAAACGGAATGTCGATGTCGTCGGGCAGAGACGCGAGCACTCTGCCCACTTCTGCTGCCGCCGCTTCGGTGGCGATTTCCAGCGAGGCTTCGACCGACACACCGTTGCCGATGTTGCGGTCAACCTCATCCCTGATGCGGCTGACAATGCCAGCCGTTTCCCGGTCAATGGCTGACGTGTCGAACCCGATGGGGATCTCGGCAGACGCGCCCGAGATACTAGCGAGCGCTGACCTTACTTCCGCAATTCCGGCGGTGATGCCAGACGTATCGGCGGTGATGCCGATTTCCGCGCCGCGAGTCTGTGCGGCTTCGCGCTGAACACCCTTTAGCGCATTCTTGACACGCTCTGCTCCGCGCTCCGCGAGGCTGCTCTCGATGCCAATTCTGATAATCTTGTCAACCATGGAATGGCACCTTTAGACGGCAGGACAGCAACGGCAGAAGCGGGGGATCAGGTCGCGGTCGGCGGGTTGTCACCCCAAAACAGGCGGCTGATGGACTGCCTGATCGTGCGGGCAACTGGAACCATCGGCGGACTTGCCGTCATGATTTGGTCGAGCGTCACCATCGGGTGATGCTTGCGCAGGACACACGCGACGTAGTCGCCGAGAACGGCGGGGTTCATGAGATCCGGGTCTTCGCCGTACTTGGTCCGCATTTCCGCGAAGCTCGTCCACGTGAACTCCGCCTTGTAGGTATTCCCGTCGATTTCGATTTCCGGAATGCCGGTCTTCTTCGCCTTCGTTTCGACGGCGGCGGGCTTGTCCGCAATCTGTTCGGCTGCGCTCATAGGTCACTCGTTTGCATGGTTGCGATATCGCCGGAACTATCCGGCGGCGGTGGCTGGAGGGAGATGCTTTTGACCTTGGTCGCCCCCATCATGGCGGCGATCATCTGCTTGGCCGCGATCTGGTCGGGGTCGTCGCCGTCGTTAACGCGGGTGGGGTCGTGCTTGGGCGGGAACAGCGTCTTGAGCGGCGGAATGGTCTTGGCGCGCGAGAACACGGCGGTATGCCAGCCTGCGGCAATCAGCTTGTCGAACTCGTCCTGCAATGCTTCGGCGTTCGCTTCAACCAGCAGGCCAGTCTGGAACGGCGTCAGGCTCCAGAAGTCGGACGGCGAGATACCTGCGCGAAATGCCGTAGCATACACTTTCGCGATCTGCTCCAGCCGGTTGGGATCGATAGCCGCCGTGCTGCCGCTCTCGTCCTTCGGCGGCGGTTCCCGATGCCCGTAATAGGCCATGCGGAGCGCGTTGTTGAAGTCTTCCACGACCACCGCCATGGGCGGGGAAGCATCGAAGATATCGCCCTGCGTCATGCTACCGTGATGCTTCGCCAAACCCGCCACGATCACGCAAGCGAGGGTTTGCGGATCAAACAAGTTGGGGTCAGAACCAACCGTCTGCGCCATCACGGCCAGCGCCCGCCAGTCGTAGACCAGCGTATAGACCGCGCCGTCAAGAACGAGCGGCGCTTCGCCCTGGATCGGGTTCACCTAGTTTTTCTAAGCCTTGAGTTGCTGGAGATAGACTTTCCAGGCTGGAATGACGACGTAGCACGAGCCATCAACCTCGATGTTCGGATCAGGCAACGCCGGTTCTATCTCTAGCGCCGTGTTGGTGCTCACCGGGTCGTAGGCGGTGACCTTGGCAACACGGCGCTGATACAGCACCTTGTCACCAATCGCGTAAACGGGGATGGCGGAAGCAGACGTCAGTTCTTCGCCGTCCACCGTGTAGTACGACGTAAAAGCCCCATAGGCGTTGTCGTCGTGGGTTAGCGTGACGCGATACATCGGTCCACGCGGCCCGCCGATGATGTCCGTCACGACGCCGGGACCGCGCCCGGCGACAATGACGGCGTCACCCATGCCGAAGGCTGCCATTAGGTCAGAACGGCGAAGGTCCAGGTAACACCACCGCTGACACGCAGCGACACGTCAGCAGTTGACAACGCGTCAACGCCTACACTAGGAGCAAAGTTGGTAACATAAGCGTTGAACACCGCAGTCGTGCCACCAGTCGGCTTCTTGTCGGAGTAAGTAATTTTGTAGACAGCCATTTGCAGATTTTCCTGATCATCGATCATCGTCTGCTGGCCTTCGTCGCCGGGCACAAAGTTGACGCCCAGCGTGACTTCGCCGTTGTCCTTAAGGCCAGGGACGAATTCTTTCGCCGCGCTAGAAAGCGTCGTGGTATCAAGCGTGGTGGACGCGCCGCCGGGGCCAGTGATCGTCTTGATTTCGGCGATATCGACAAAGACGGTCGGCGTCGCGAGGTCAGCGCGGGCAATTTTGGTTCCCTGACCGGAAAAGGCTCTTGATGCCATATCTCAATGCTCCTGGGGGAATAGTCTAGTGAAGTGGTGGAGTTTCGCCGTCAGGTCGTCGCGTTGACGGCTGCACCGAGCACGATGCGGACCCAGGCGGTGCCGTTGCTGTAAGCAAGGCATGGCTGACCGCCCGCGCCGTTGCTGACGGCAATGATGCGGTTGGTATTGGCAGATGCGCTGGGAACGGTTGCGACGGTGTAAGTCGGCACCTTCATGGCCTTAGCCATCGCGCCACCGTGAACGCGACCGTAGGTGTGATCGTTAGCGAGAGGCATGCCGTAGATCCTTTCAGCGGGCATAAGAAAGCCCGCCAAAAGGCGGGCGGGGTAGGCGGCAGATGGTGGCTTCGATTAGTCGGTCGGCGCTTCCGGCGCGGGAGCAAGCAGACCAACGGTCGGGAAAGCGTGCCAGTCGGTGCCGTCCGAGAACGCGAGGTACGGAACGCCGCCAGCGGCATCCTTGATCGCCACCAGTTCATTCGGGTGTGACGAAGCCGGGGGGATGTCGGCAAGATCAAACTGCTGGATGGCGTTCGACTTGGCTGGCTTGTCGGCTTTGTTGTTCTTGGCGTGTGCGGGGGGAGCCATCGCGCGATCCTTTGGGCTGGTGGAGTGAATTGGGGAACGGGAACCGGATTCAGGTGCCGTTTGGACAAGCAATGGAGCGGCGGACGGCCATGAAGCCCTTCTCGATGTCAGTCCGCCCGATGGCGAGCCAGCGCGGATCAACGTCGGCATCGTCGGCAAGATCACGGAGAAGGGTCATCACCATCTGTTCCGAACACTGGACAATATTGATAAGGTCGATTGCTGGCTGAGTAAGGGAGTTGTAGCCCTGTATCGGTGGGGGGTCGTAGACGAACTCAGTCAACTTAGGCATATCGTTTGGTCCTGTATTCGGCGTAGCTAAAGGGGATACTCACGTTGACTTGCCAGTGACCGGCGTCGTTATTGCCGATGTCGTTTTGTGTGGCAGCACCAAGGGAGAGAACGTCGTTGACAGCAAAGCCGAAACACCGGCCTTCCAGGATATCGGCGGCTTTGCGCGCGAGATCGTCAGCGGTTGCGGGACCGACGCCAAGTTGGGTAAAAATCTGCACGAAAACGATGCCGAACCGCTCGTACCGGATGCTTTCGCCCGACATGCTGTTAGCGTTGCTAGTGCCACCATGGCGCACGGTCAGTCGCACGAACGGGGCAGGCGGCACCGCTTGCATGTCGTTGTTGTAGTCAACGGGCGCACCGCCGGTCCATTCGGCCTTGAACGCGCCTTCAATATGAGCGCGGACCTGCTTCGGCGTCATCGCATCGCCTCACGCACACCGGCTTCAATCGCCATCTCAACGTAGCCCTTGGGTGCCTGCGTGCTATGGCCGTCGTTCAATGGAACAATGTACGGCAAATTGTTAGAAATCCAGATTGTTTGACCCAGTTCATAGTCCGCCGTCACACCCGCAAGCAACGCGATGGTCGCGCTCCCCTGCTTGTCGATGCGCTCGACCGGCTCCGATGCCGGGGTGCCAAGCGTCGGTATCCAGTTCGCACGGGCACGCCCGCCAACATAGCCCTTGGGGGCCTTGCGCTTCCACAAGTCCGGATTGCCGA